TGATTTAGCAGATGCAAAAGTGGAGGCTCAGTTAGGAGCGGCGCAAACCATAAGCGGGATATTAGGCAATATTCGCGGCCTCGTAGGTGAGGAAACAAAGGCGGGCAAAGCGATAGCAATAGCGCAGGCTTCAATTGATACATATCAGGCTGCATGGGCAGCATTTAAGAATGCACAAAAAAATCCAATATCTATTATTGGTCCTGCATATCCATACATCCAAGCGGCTTTAGCGGTTGCGGGCGGTATTGCTAACATCCGTAAGATAGCATCCGTACAGGTGCCTGGAGGTGGAGGTGGTGGTGCAGTTCCATCGATATCAGGTGCCGGAGCGCCGCCAACGGCTATTGCGCCAACGCCTACAGTAACTGCACAAACGTTAAATGCTCAGGCTATTAATAATCTGGGGAATCAGGGCATGAGAGCGTATGTATTAAATAGTGACATTCAAAATAATGAACAAAGAAACGCTTACCTTCAGCGTAATGCAAGGATAGGATAATATGAATACATTACCATTATACAAGCTGACCATCAAAGAAGATGAGGAAGCTATACAGGAAGTAAACGCGGTGGCATTGGTTGATGTGCCGGCCATCGGTCAGCCATTCTTTGCTTTTAATAAGCAGTTATTCGTAGAGCCGGGGCCGACTGAATCAAAAGACGAATTTATCCCGCGTTGTGTGGAATATGTTATTAATGAAGGTAAAGATAATGAGCAGGCCGTAGCGATATGCAATTCGATGTGGGATAATAGGAGTATGAATAGTCAGGACTTTCAGGATTCTTATGATGACTATCCTAAAGCTGCATCTGAAAACGCAAAGATTGCTTTGAGGTGGGCCGATGAAAACGGATGGGGTAGTTGCGGCACTCCAGTCGGTAAGGCAAGGGCAAACCAACTAGCGAACGGTGAGCCTATCAGCAGGGACACAATCGCACGCATGGCAGCTTTTGAGCGGCACCGGCAAAATAGCCAAAAGGAATTAGGCGATGGATGTGGCCGGCTTATGTGGTTAGCGTGGGGAGGTGACGAAGGTATTGAATGGGCACAAAGGAAGTTAGAGCAAATAGACCGTGAGCAAAAGATGAAATTTAGTGTGGTAAGAAGATGAAGCAATTTGAAAACCTGCCTGATGGGACTTGGTTTTTGGGCGCAAAGGTTGAGAATGATGAAACGTGGTCAAAAGTAAAAGATGGAACGTTTAAAGGGTTTAGCGTGGAGGGAATGTTTGACATGACGGAAATAAAGATGCGCAAAAGCGCAGATGAAATAATTGCCAAGCTCCGAGAGATGCTGGCGCACATTTAGGTAGTTTGGTTTTTCATGGTTTGGTTTAAGTGGACACCCCCGGCTGTTTTTACGGCTGGGGTTTGTTTTTTGTATTTATAGACATGAGTACGAATCTGCAGGCAATACCATTAGGACTTATTGCAATACAGCCATATTTAGATTTTGAAACGATTGATGGATCTTTTGTAATGGATGAAGGATCTACAATAAGTATTTTACAAAATGATGCATTTGTAAATCCTCCTTCTGTATTTTTAGATGGTATTTTATTGACATATATTGTATCAACGAATAGAAGATATGTTGAATTTGATGCTACTTTAAGAAGAATAATAATAAGAAATGGCATAGTTCAACTTGGCGAATACGTGCAGATATTTTTATAAACCAAACAAACAAACATGAAGATCCTTGTACTTACACAAAAGTTCAGCGGGTGTGGTTATCATAGATTGATGCTACCCATTTCATTCATGCCTAAACAATATGGCCGGATTACCGATACGATTACAGAGGATGAGTTAGCCGAAAACAAATACGATATTGTCTTTGTCAATCGGGTATGGGAAAAGGATGACCTGATTGAACTGCGCAAAAAGTACGGATTTAAATTGGTGGTGGATGTCGATGACTATTGGATACTTAACCATGACCATTTGATGTTTGATTCGTTTAATGCTACGGGGTTTGCATCAAAGCTGATAAGGCACATGAGAGAAGCGGATTTAGTTACCTGTACTCATTATAGATTAGCAGAAGCTGTGGCGGTACATAATCCTAATGTTTTGGTAGTACCTAATTCGATACCTTATGGTCAAGGGCAGTTTAATGGTGAGCGTGTGGCTACGGATGCCATAAAGATATTCTGGGCGGGTGGCATTACGCATGATCAGGATTTAAAGATACTGGAAGCGCCTATGAAAAGAGTCGAAGGTAATGTACAGATGGTTTTAGGTGGCTATGCCGATTCAAATGAAACGGAAAGGTATTATTGGGGGCGCATGGCTAACTACTTCACAGCGGATAAGCGGTTACCATATACTTTGCTGCGTGGCAAAGAGGTCTTTGAATATTATGAGCTTTTTAAATATGCCGATATTATGCTTATCCCTTTGGTTAAGAACAACTTTAATAAGTACAAGTCTAATATCAAAATATTAGAGGCGGCCGGTAAGGCGCTGCCGGTGGTGGTCAGCGCGGTGCATCCATATTTAGACTTCCCAGAGGATGTGGTTAATTATGTGCATGATAGGTCGGATTGGCTGAAGCATATTAATAGACTTGTAAATGATAAGGGTTTACGGGATGAGCAGGGCGCAAAACTGCATGAATATTGTCATAAATATTACAATTTCAAAGAGATAAATGAAAAGCGCCGTAATGCTTTTCAGGCATTGATTACAAAGTAAAATGGGGAAAAATTTTAAACATAAGTATATATGATTATGAAAAGTCCGATCGAATTATTACAAGAAGTTAAAAAGCTGGTGTTTCAGGAAGAAACAATTGCAGCTCCATCATATTCTTTGGAAGATGGCACTAAAATCATGATCGATAAGTTAGACGTTGGCGGTATCGTTACATTGGAAGATGGTACACCTGCTCCGGCTGGTGAGCATACTTTGGCCGATGGAACTAAAGTAGTTTTAGCTGAAGGTGGTGTTATCGCTGAAATCATGCCCAAAGCAGTAGAAGAGGAAAAAGTAGAGATCGAGATTGAAGGTGCTGAAGATTTAAAGAAAAAAGAAGAGGAAGAGATGAAAAAGAAGATAGCTGAAATGGAGGGTAAATTTTCTGCTTATGAATCTAACTTTTCAGCTCTTAAAACTGATTATGATGGATTGAAAGCTGCATTTGCTAAACAAAGCGAAGCCATGCAGGGACTGATTAATCTGGTAGATACTTTGGTAAATGTGCCTTCACAAGCTCCAGCCGAAGTACCTAACAACTTTACAAAACATTCAGCTTCTACAAAGGAAGATAAAATTCGTTCGTATTCTCAATTCGTTTCACAATTTAAAAAATAAAATCAGATGGCATTTTTAGTAACTGGCCTCACGGCTTACACAGAACAAAACGAGCAGCAGCTCGTAACTGCTTCGCTGTTTGAGGCTCGTACTCAACAGCTCATCCTTTCCGAAGGTAATGTTATGACAGGGGTTAAATCCTCTCAGACCGTTAACCGTATGGATACCGATGTATTTTTCCAAGACGATAGCTCTTGCGGATTTGCCGCATCAGGTACAACTGAATTTACTCAGCGTACTTTGACTGTCGGTAAAGTTAAAACACAAGAGATTCTTTGTCCTAAAGATTTGGAAGCTTACTATCTTCAGAAAGCTCTCCCTGCCGGATCTAACTACGATAGCATGATTTTCGCTCAAGAATATACTGCCCGCAAAGCTGGTAAGATTGCTGAAGCGTTAGAGGTTGCCATCTGGACTGCAACAGGTAGCGGATATGGCGGTACTAACGGACTTTTAAATAAGTTCAAAGGTATCAAACAACTGGTATCTGATGCCGGTGGTAGCGTTGTAAATGCTAACGTAACTGGTTTTTATGGTGCCGGTGCTCCTATCACAGGTATCGATTCAACTACAAAGGCAAAAGGTGCAATCCTTGCTGTTATCAAAGCTCTGCCTGCACGTATCAAAGGCAAAACTGATGTTCGCATCTTCTGCGGATGGGATGTTTACGATCTGCTGATTCAGGCGTATGTTGATGCTAATTTATATCACTACAATCCCGGAAGTGTAAACACTCCTCCTGCCGCTGAATTCAAAGTTCCAGGTACTAACTACAGCGTAATCCCTGTACATGGTTTGACTGACACTAACGATGTATATGCTTTCAGAATGTCAAATATCTTCTTAGGTGTTGACCTTCAAGGGGAAGAAGATAACTTTGAAATGTGGTATTCTCAGGATGACAGAAACGTTAAGTTTAGCGCATCATTCAAAATAGGGATTCAGTTTGCCTTCCCTGATGAGATTGTCAAGTTCGAAGCGTAATTAATTAATAACATAGGGCGGTCAATAGCCGCCCTTTTTTAAAACATAATATCATGCCCTGCGCATTAACACAAGGATATAGTTTAGATTGTAAAGATTCAGCCGGTGGTATAACCGAAGTCTACTTTATTGAGTTAGCCAATGTAAGCGGAATTGTTTCTGCATCCGGTGTTGTTACCGGACTTACTAAGGCAAGCGGAAAGCGTTTCTGGAAGTATGAATTGCCAAAAGAGACCGGATCTTTCACTCACAATCCAACAGTATCAACTGAGAATGGCACTTTGTTTTTTGAACAAAATCTTACCATCGTAGTTAACAAGCTTTCAGCATCCATCAATACTGAACTGAAATTATTGGCTCAAAACATTCTGGTTGCAGTTGTTAAGGATAACAATAACAAGTATTGGATGCTTGGTAAAGAAAGAGGACTGGATATGTCAGGAAGTACAAGCGGAAGCGGAACTGCATTTGGAGATCGTTCAGGTTATAGCTTAGTGTTTGTAGGCAAAGAGCCTGACCAACTTTACGAAGTGAATAGCACTGTGGCCAATGCTTTACAGACTGCCGGTTAAGAATAGATGATTAATGGTTAAGCGCCTGCCTTAAATAGGCGGGCGTTTTTGTTTAAAGGTATTTATAAAAGAATGATAAAGTTCACAAAAGGAAATACTGATACGATTTATTTAACGCTAAAAGAAAAGCAGACTATTTTAGATGCTAATTATCTTTGCGTTTTTCAATCGCGGTCTACTAACGAAAAGGTAAAGTTTGTGCTTGTGAATTCCGCAGACCAAAGCCTTTACAAAGATAGGTATAATGAGTTTGATGTAGTAGTCAATACATACTTTGCAACAAAGGAAGAGGGATGGTTTACTTATACGATATATGAGCAGGCAAGCCCTTCTAATTTGAATGAGGCAAACGCTGGTGCTATCATTGAAACGGGTTTAATGTTTTTATCCGATGGTCAGGATGTAACGACAACGAAATACGATAATCCAACAACATTTAAAGTATATGATGCGACATAGTGTTTCTTTTATAAAGTTTGCCGAT